TGATCTTCGTTATCGATCATAATTCTGTCCTTTCTGGTGTTTGCCGCCGCCATCGCCGGTAACCGTTGAAGCCGACGTGTAAGCGCCTTCATGGATTCCTTGAATGTGCCCACCTCGTCGGCGAGCCCTGACGACGCCGCGTCCGGTCCGAACACGGACTCACCTTCCATCTCGCGGATTACCGCCGGCGATAACTGTCTGTTGCGCGCCACGGTGTCGACGAACAGGTCGAACACCCGGTCGACTTCGGCCTGGATGGTGGAACGGGCCTCGTCGTCCAGCGGCAGGTGAGGATTGCCGTCCGCCTTGCGCGCGCCGCCGGTCATGAACGAGAATTTAAGCCCTTCCTTGCGGTCCTTCTCGGATTGATCGATATGCACGGCGAGCACGCCGACGCTGCCGAGCGCGCCGGTGCGCGGCACGACCACGCGGTCGGCGGCGCTGGCGATCGCATAGGCGGCGGACAGCGCCGTTTCGTTGGCGACCGCCCAGATCGGCTTGGTGCCGCGCGCCGCATGGATGGTATCCGACAGGTCGAAAACGCCGTTTGCCTCGCCGCCCGGACTATCGATGTCGAAGACGATGGCGTTGACTTGCGCATCGTCGATGGCATCGAGGAACGTCTCCTCGATCCCGACATAATTGGTGAATCCTGAAAGCGGGTGCAATCCGAACGATCTGTGGACCAGCGTCCCGGTGACCGGGATGACGGCGACGCCACCGGCGAAGAGCCGGAACGGCCGCGGCGGCTCGGGATCGGCGATCTCCAGGGCTCTCAAATCGTCGAGCCCGATCCGTCGCCCGAGGACGGCGAGGATTGCGTTCAGCTTGTTGGCGTCGATGAGCAGCGGTGTATCGAACACGCGGGCGGCAATGTTCGGCAGGAACGACCCGGCGCCGCTGTCATCGTCTTTGACCGCCGGCTCGAACAGGATGCCCTGGTGTTCGCGGCAGTGCTTCCGCGCCGCACCCTCGGTCCAGTCCTTGATCGGATAGCGGAACGCCTGGTCGGTCGTCGTCGTCTTGCCCTTGAGCCGGCCGATGATGACGCCCAGGTCCTTGCCGTTCGAGACCCGGTTCAACCGCCTGAAGCTGTTCGGCTGGAACTTGGCGGGGTCGACCAGACGGCAGGCGTGCTCGTTCTTGAACGGCATCTCAACTCGCCTCGCGTTCCTGGTCGAAGATTTCCAACTGTTCGGGCCCCTGCGCGCCGCCGCCCTTCGAGACCTTTCTGGGATCGCTGTCGGCAACGATGCCGAGACGGTCGGCGCGCTCGTTGTCGGCGGTGATCTCGTCATCCACGTCCTCGATATCGCGCCCCATCTGGGCGACGACTTCGGACCGGCTCTTGAAGGCATTCCTGACCGCTGATTGCTGCGCCTGCTGTTCCTTGAGCGGGTCGACCCATTCGAAGCCCTGGCCGATCCACTTGACCGCCGTCACCGAACGATCGAGCGAACGCGCCGGCGCCATATCAAGCGCGCCGGCCAGCACCGCCTGCGCCAGCCACTCGCGCCATACCCGCCGGTTAAATTGAAAATTGAGAATGTTCTGCTGGAACATCGTGCACCGCCGGCGAAACTCGATGAGGCCGGCACGGATCGATGAAAAGTTGACCTTGCTCATGTCGCCGGTGAGCTGCTCGAAGGTGACGCCCATGCCGGCGGCGACCGCCCTCAATTGTGTGTTGATAAACTGTTCGTAAGAGCCGCCGACATCCGCCGGTTCCGAGAACTTCAAATCCTCGCCCGGCAGCAGGACCTGCATCGTCCCGGGTTCAAGACCGACCTCGACCTCGGTCTCATCCGTTTCGGTGGCTTCGCCGAGGATGCTGGTATCGTCGGCCTGCTTGGTGACGAACCCGGCGAACAGGGCGGCCGTTTTTTTCCGCACAAGTTCGGCGTCGTCGTATTGGTCGAGCTCGAACAGTTTGACCAGCACCCGCGACATCCACGAGATGCCGCGAATTTGGCCCGGCCTCAACGGCCGGAAGACGTGGATCACGTCGTTGGCGTTCACCCGTTTGGCGAAGGCCGCGCGCAACGCGATCGCCGGATCGTCGGGATGGGTCGGGTGCATGTGGTAGGCGACGCGGCGGCCGACGGCGTTGAACTCGATGCCGGCGCGGATCACGTTGCGGTCGCTCACCAGCCGGTTAAGATTGAGCGGCACGTGGTCGGCCTCGAGAACCTGGATTTGCAGCGGCACGGTGAGCCCGTCGCCGAGGCGGCGGCGGCGAAACCGGACGAAGACCTCGCCGGTCTCGACGAGACCGCGCGCGACCAGCCCTTGAAGCCCATAGAAATTGAGCATCTGGTCGGCATCCGCGTCGTCGATCCACTCTTCCCATAATTCCTGAATGCGTTCGCGCGTGCCCCCGTCGGCCGCCTTCGACCGCGGCCTGATCCCGGTTCCCACGCAGTTGGCGACGAAGGCGTCGAGCCCGTTCCCCGCCCATGGATTGTTGCGGCCAAGCTGCCGGGCGCGGTTGCGCACGAGGTCGGCCGAATCGAGAATCGCCCGGGTCGGGCCCACGTCGGGAGCGATCCAGCCCCTGGCCCGGCGCCCGGTGGTGGCCCCTTCATAGGCGCCCCCGGTCCTCGTCGTCGCCAACGAGACATTGAACCCGCCGATCTGGAGACCGATTTTCATCTACAACCCCTTGTCGGCGAAGATACGAATATGGCGCGTCACCTTGCCGCCTTCCTGTTGACTGATCAGCAGGTCGAGGTCGGCAATGGCCAGGTTGATTTCGGCCAGCCCGCGATAGTCGACCGTGCGCCCCTCGAAAGTAACGCGGGCAACGCCCGAGTGTTTCTGGGCCTTCAGCCTGTCGCGCCTGTCCTTGAGGTCCTGCAACGTGGCCACGGGGTCACTCCATCATGCTGCTGCGCACGCGCCGCCGCGCCCGGCGATTCCTGACCGAGACAATCGCCGGATGCGGAGCCTGGGCGATGTCTTTCATCGGCGAGCCGCCGGCGCGCACGTCCGGCGCCGGCGTATCGGACACGCGCGCCCACGCCGGCACCCAGGCGAGGTCCGCCCGTTCGCCACCGTGGCGCACCAGAGCGGCGATATTGTAGGCCGCGAGGTCCAGCGTCTCGTTGCGTGCCTTGATCTTGACCCACCGCCCTTTTTGTTTCTCCTCAGCGGTCAGCTCCTCAAGGTACTCGTTCGGCATGCCGGCCGGGAAGTGGATGTAGCCGGCGCCTGGGGTCTGGCGGGCGAGCCGCGCGTTGATGATGTCCTTGGCCTGATTGACGTTCATGACAAATAACTTCGGCCCGCCGCGGCGCGGCCGGCCGCGCGAATCGAGCTCGAGATAGGTCGGCGCCGGCAACAGCTTGGCCTTCAGATTCATGCCGCCCTTGATCATCGTGATCGTCCCGTCGGGGACTCCCGCGCGGCGCGCCGTGTACCAGAATTTCACCGCATTGTCGGAGACCCCCTCCTGGCCGCCGGTGTCGATCGCCGTGTTGAAGATCGCCAGCGATTCGCAGGGCGTGCCGGCGATCGGATAGCGGCGCCACAACACATATCTGAACAGGATCGCCCAGTGTTCCGGATAGCGCGCCGGATCAATGCCGGCACCGCCCATCTCGACCTGAGTCAACGCAAAGCGGTCGACAACGAATGATTCCAGGCCGGTCTTCCAGCCGACGACCATGACCTCGAAGCGATTGTGCTGCACGTCCACGGCCGCCGTCAGCACCTCGACCTCGGGTGGCACCTCGCCCAGCTTGTAGCCGCCGGCGCGCGTCGCTAGGTCGCTTGGATCGATGGCGGCGGTTTCCGCTAGGCGCGACATGTAGTTGGTGCCGATCCGCGCGTTGTAAAAGGCGACCAGATCGGCCTCGTCTTGCCGCGCCTCGAAGACGATATCGGCTTGGCGCCAGAGTTCGGCCAGTCGGCCCCACGATGCCAAGCCCATCAATCCGTCGATCCTGAAGCTGGCGATGGTAGTGTCGACGGCAGGCCCATCGGGCGTCCCGCCCGCATTGACGGTCTGGCCGGCACCCGCCCACGTGCCGCGCGCCATCATCCCGCGCTTGTCGGCCTGCGTCATCACGCCGCCGCATTTCGGACAGGCCACGGCCGCCGAAAACCTAGCCTCCGCTGGCGTGCCGTCGCGTTTGAAAACCAGATCACGCTCGAAACTCAACACGAAATATTCCTCGCAATGCCGGCAGGGCACGTGCCAGCGCTCGTCGGTCCCCGACGCGACAAGCGCCTCGATGCCGCGTTTGAAGCCCAGTGACGGAGAACTGTTCACGTAGGTCATGTCATTGCCCTCAAACGCCGTTTGCCGCGCCGACAGCAGCATCAATGCCGTGCCCTGGCCGTCAATGTCCTCGGGGATTTCATCGTAATCGTCGACTCTCACGCGCGGGATCGGTCGCGCCCGCATTTGTGAAGAGACCGGCCAGATCAAGAACCAGGTACAGCCGATGAATTGTTTCGAGAAGATGTTGTCTGCCGATGAGGTTTGTAGCAGGCGTTCGTGTAGTTCAGGGCTGGTGCGGATCATCTGGTTGACCTGGCTGACCACGTAGTCGCGCATGACCGATTTATCCGGCGCCAGAAAGATCATGTCGGCGGGATCGTAGACCACCGTATGCAGGAACCAGTTGTTACCGACATCGCTCTTGCCGCACTGGCCCGGACCCATGACGGCGACGGCGTTGTAGCCGCTGTCAGCCATAAGGCAATCATGCACGCGGCGCAGATAGGGCACCAGATCGAAGGTATAGCGGCCGGTGAACCCGCCCCCTGGGTTGTGCAGGATCCGGTGCCGTAGAGCCGCTTCGCTGACGGTGACCGACGACGGCACACGCAGCATGATCGCCGCCCTGCTGAAAATCTCGCTGGCTAGGACGAAGGGCGGGATGTTAGGCAACTTGCGCATAATTCTCTTGCCGCGACAGCCGGTCGCTGCACCGTTCCAGCTTCGACTCGACCATTTTGTCTATGGCCGTCCGTGCGCCCACCTCGAGGCCGAGCGCGCGTGTGATCTCGGTGCCAAGCTGAGTCATGTCCTTGCGAAGCTGGGTGAACGCCAAAACGGCGCAGCGCTCGACATCCGCCTTCAAAACATATTCGCCGCGCGCCTTGGCCAACTTCAAGGCGTTGACCTCGGCCTCGATCTCCTTGGCGATCTCGGCCGCGGTGAAGCCGATCCGCGTATCGTCCGCCATCTGACCGCCGAAAAGAGTCAATCGGAGCCGCTTCAGTTCCTTCTGACGCTGGTTGTTCTTGGATTTCGTCTGATCCTGATGGTCCCGCCACCAGGCGCTGACTTTCTTCGCCGAGAACTGATAGGGAACGCCGTTCCCCCCTCTGACCAATATCGGAAAATCGTCGTTAAGACGCAACAATTCACGTAACGAAACTTGAGATATTCCAATAATCTCAGCGAGTTGACCGAGATTTACGACATTAGAATTTTTCTTTATTAACATTTACATTCCAACAACAACAAAAACAACAACCTTTAAACCATCAAAAACACAAAAACTTTCACATCCAACGCGCGCCCGTCCTACGTAGGTTTTGGGGTCTTTAAAAGAACCTAGATAAATTTTCAGCGCATCCCTGCTGGCGGCACGGTCGCAGCGCGGCCCAAGGCATCGGTTCATCCGGGCATGAAAAACCCCGCGGTGCCGGGCAGGGTGGGCTATGAACTCGTCCGTAAGGACGTGACGCTATTCGCTTACGAGGTGCTGCTAGATCAAATTTGCCGAGTTACGGTAAACCTTTACGCGAGAGACGGAACGCTAGTCGCCGAGAGTCGCCCCGATGAGTTCCTCGTTCATCGCGGCCCCGCGAAAATAGGCCGAGGCGGCATTCTTATCCGCTAGAGACGGGATCGTATCTTGAAGGGCCTCGAATACCTCCTTCGGGAGGCGAGCCTTCGAATAGACGACGTTGCCAGAGAAGTCCTTCAGTTCATCAGGTTGCATACTCAGCACCGAATCATCGTCCGTGATGGTGAGACAGTTGTGAATTTTCATGATGTGCGCTCCTGTTCATTCTTTTTCGGCTTGCGCGGCTTCTTTGGCGCTCTCCTCGGCTTCGGCGGCGTGTTCAGCATGCGCCGGAGGATTTCGTCCTCAGATGGTATGAGTTGATTGTGGTTCTTGCTGGCAGAGGGAGATTGCGCCATGCCGGATATTCCTATTTAGGAAATCAGCGGACCTGCCGCCCGTGAGCTAAATGACCTTAGCAGCATTCTCAACGACCTCCAACGCTCGATGCCGGCCCTTAAGCGCCTGCTGAGCGACTCAGATGGTGCGATTGTCTCCGACGCACTCTTCACCTTAAGCCTAATTGCTTATCGACGCTGTTTTGCATCAGGTGTCCGGAGCGGTCTGAAGCGCAGCCATATCCTCGCAATCGGGCACAACGCGGAAGAGCTTCACGACTACCTTATTGCTCAAGCCAATAAGCTCGCCGCGCACTCAGTAAACGCATTTGAAGAAAGTAAGGTTGGCGTTCTGGTCAAGGATGATAAAGTTGTTGGCTCAGCAGTCTTTTCAAAGCGCCTACTCACCTTTAAGCCAGATAATATTCATCAGTGGTTACGGTTAATCGACGGCCTGAACCAGCAGATAGAGCCAATCATTGCGGCCAAACGGGACGCAATGGTGAAAGATGCTCAAACGCGTTCGATCCACGATGTGCGCCGTGGGGGCGTAATACAACATCGGGCACCTGATCCTGAACAGGCAAATAGCCGCCGTTAGCGATCTCGAACGCGCTTCCAAATCGACATAACACGCCGCACGAGAGAATTTCGGGATCGTCAGGCCCGAACCAAATTACTTCCTCCATCAACGCTTCCGCGGGCACGCAAAAGGAAGCATCCTCACCCTCCCTTGAAGCTAATTTCGTCTGAAAGCCGGCCTGTTTATTCTGATATGGTGGGGTCATCTGCGTTTCTCAAGTATATAATCACCGGTAGGGTGCGGGGCAGGGTGCGGGGCGTACTTCCCAAAATCTTACTGCCCGGGATACCCGTTTTGCCGGCAAGTTGCAACAAGAAAATTAATTTTCTTTCTCCATCACCCTCGCAAAAATCGCTTCTAGCGCCACGTCATGCACAATCTGCAAGGTTCTGATACAGCGCCCGTCATTGTCCTCGAGTTGCCGCCAACTGAAGCCCGCCGCACGCCCCATGACGATAGGCCGGTCACCGCGCTTGACCGCCCACAACCACATCATCGCCTGATCCAAGCGATCAAGGGCCTCGGCCGACAGCACTGGCGGACGGTTAACCGCGTCCTTCTGGCGCTGTTTCGCTACTTCACCACCGTAGGCCGTCCAGTCATGCACTACCTCGGGCCAGGCGCTGGAATATTCGTCAGGAATGTCATGGCGAGTGGTTCGTATGAGATTGAGCGTCCACGCCACCTCCTTGAGCCGGGTCTCAATGAGCCCCATGGCTTCCGCGAAGGATAGCTTGCCAAAAACCGTCATCCAGTCGTCTCCGTGGTTCTGTGCGGCGCGGCCCTTGTAAACATTTCCATCGCCGCGTCCCGGGCCTCCCCGTTGACGCGAAGATTGACCACGTTCGACGATTGGGGGGTCCGCTTGCCCCCGTTATGCCGCGCCAGGACCGCGCGCTGTTCGTCCGTCAGCGGCGCCTCGGCCGCACCGGCGTACTGCTCCCAGCGTTCCTGGTTGATGAACGTAACGGCCTGGCAGACGGCGGTCACCGCGTCGAACGCATCGCCTTCCCGGGCCCGGCGCTGCTCCACCGCCGCGGCGAATCCTTCCGCCCCCCGGATGATGTCCTCCGCTGGCGTGCCGGATTTCACCTTCGCGCGGAATTTCTCCAGGGCGGGCTTTCGTGGGTTCGAGGCGGGACTGCGTGATGGGTAGGCTTTCCAGAAATCCTCGAAAGCCAAATCAACCATAGAATCTTTCTTACTTTCTTTAAGAGTCTTATCTTGTGGTCCATGATCGGTCGCTGATCGGTCGCCCATTGGTCGGGGTGGTTTTTTTCCTTGGCTGAGATTGAGCGTGCGCTGTGCGCTAATGTCTTGATATTCATCGTAGTTTATGATTTTTACGATTGTCCCCAAGTGGTACGGGCATCGGTCGGTAATTAACTCCACCATCGGTCGGGATTTATTTTTACATTTTTCCTTTGTAGATGTGTTTTCGAGGGGTTCTAATGTAGGGCGTCCCCGCGGTACATAAACGCCGGATTCCAGCCGTTTCAGCAGGTCATGCACGGTGGTTTTCGCCATGCAGAAATCCTTTGCCAGCCGGCGCTCGGAAATCAGGATTTCGCCGCGCCGTAATTCCACGGGGCCGTACCGGGTGCGCAGGATTCTCGTTTCGTAAGCCGCGCAGTCGCACATCCAGGCCCATATCGCGGCCTCCAGCATGGAACAGAATATCGGGTGCTCCCACTTCGCGCGGTACGACTTGACCCATCCTCCATTGGCCGCGGGGCTTTTCATGGTGTCCTCCTCCACGCTGTCTGTTCTGTGTTGTTTGCATCTTCCATTAGGGCCACCATTTGATCTGGCCATCCCTTGTAAGCCGTTCCGCCATATCGCGGAATCTCTCTGCCTTTTGCCGCTCGAAATTTCGTCGGCGGTGGAAAGCAACCTTGGTTTGTAAGGGTAGGTGGAGCGATATTATGTCGGCGTCGAACTGGGTGACGTAGCGCGTCTGTCTGCGTATCTCGTCCTCCCCAAACGCCTTCCACCATGCTGTCACGGAACGGAAAATCCTGGGGGGCTGTTCCGCCACCGCGGCACAACCTTGGTCGGAACCATCGTTCCCAAGGAGACCGGCACCGCTCGCCGCCATCGTGCTCAACTGCTGGGCCAAGACGGGGGCCGCCATCGGCGATACCCCAAGGGCCCGGAGAACGGCGCGGCGGGTGAGTTTCACGCCGCCCTCCGATCCAGCGTCTTGAAGCGCACGGTGTCGGTGTCGAAATAGAGCTTCACCATCCCGGTGGGCCCGTGCCGGTGCTTGGCGATGATGACCTCGGCCACGCCCTGGACCTTTTCCCATTTCAACAACCTGTCGGCGAACGGCTTGCTGGTTTCGTGGGCCTGCTGTACGGGGGCGTTCGGTCCCAGGTAATGCGCCTCCCGGTAGATGAACAGCACCGCGTCGGCGTCCTGTTCGATGGCGCCGGACTCGCGCAGGTCGGGAAGGACCGGGCGCTTGTCCGGCCGTGACTCCACGGCGCGCGACAGCTGCGACAGGGCCAACACGGGAATTCCCGTTTCCTTGGCGATGGCCTTCAAGCCTCTGGAAATATTGCTGATCTCGACCTGCTTGCTCTCGGCCCGGCCCACCATCAGCTGGAGGTAGTCGACGATCACCAGGCCGATCCCGTGGCGGCGCTTCAGGCGTCTGACACGGGTGCGCAGCGCCGCCACGCCCAGCGCCGGGACGTCGTCGATGAAGAGTGGCAGGCGGCTGGTGTCCTCCCCGGCCTGGTGCAGCCGCTGCGCGTCGTATGCGTTGAGTTTCCCCGTGCGCATCTTAAGCGGGCCCATGCCGCAACGCCCGGCGAGCTCGCGCCCGGCCAGCTGCGCGCCGCTCATCTCGAGACTGAAGAAGCCGACGCCGGTATCCGCGGCCGCCACGTTACGGGCGATGTTGCCGGCCAGCGCCGTTTTTCCCATGGACGGGCGGCCGGCCAGGATGATGAGGTCGGTCGGGTGCAAGCCGCCCAACATGCTGTCTAGGTCGACGAAGCCCGTCTGGACGCCCGGGGAGCCCCCGCCACGCGCTGCCTCCATCTGGTCGAGGGCCTGGGTAGCGAAATGGGAAAAGGGCTGTGGGCCGCTTCCTACGCGCCCGGCCTCGGCCAGCCCGAACAAGGCTTGCTCGTGGGCCTCGCGCACCTCTTCTGCGGTTTCCGCCGCATCGCACGAATAGGCCCGCGCCAGCATGTCCTCGCCGGCCCGGATCAGTTCCCGGCGCTCGTGCAGGTCGAGAACGATCCGGCCGTACTCGCCGACGCCTATCGCTGTCGTTCCCGAATACACGAGGTCCGCCAGGTACTCCCGGCCCCCGACCGCGGCGAAGTCCTCGTTGTCGCGGAGCGCGGTTTCCACGGAAATTGGGTTCGCCACACCGCCCCGATTGATGATGGTGGCGCAGACCTCGAAGATCATCCTGTGGCCGAGCAGGGCGAAATGCTCGGGACGCAGGTACTCGCCCACTCTTTCGAAGGCCCGGTTGTTGACCAGCACCCCACCGAGCAAGCACTTTTCCGCCTCGATGTTGTGGGGCGGGGTGCGCAGGGCGGTCATGGCGCCACCTCGGAGAACAGGGGGGCCTCTTGGCGCTTGGCTTTCTTGGGCGGCTCGATGAACAGATCGCCTTGGCGGTAGGCGTCCTCGATGCGCTTGCACGCGATGTCGAAATACTTGGGCTCGATCTCTATGCCGATGAACTTGCGGCCCAGCTTGGCGCAGGCAACGCCAGTGGTGCCGCTGCCCATGAAGGGGTCAAGGATGGTGTGTTCGGGCGAACTGTGGAGGCGGATGAAGTGCGCCGGCATTTCCACGGGCTTTTCGTTGGGGTGCAGGCGCTCGCGTGGCGGCATCATTTCAAAGATGTTTCGGGCTGCCACTGCGTTGTCGCGCCAAAGGAGGTTCCCGCCGTCTCTGTGGGAGATCATTACCATTTCGTATTGGCGACGATATCGCCAGCCAAGCCCGGGGTTTTTCTTGTCCCAAATAACGGAATGGAAAAAGGTTAAGCCGTCGCGGTCCATCCGGTCGGCAACCCAAGCGAATGTCGGGCGTGGCCCGCCGCCGCAGCAGCAGCAGCAGCAGCAGCAGCAGTCTCGTCTGAGGACTCGCGTGGCCTCTAGCAACATCCCGTCAACGACGCGCCGCATGGTATCTGCGTCGTCATTTTCGATTGGCTGGTCTATAATGCCCCTTGCTGCATTAAGTCGGGCGTTCCAATCGCCGTCATGGTTGCCGTGTCCATACGGCGGGTCGGTCCAGACCATTTCGATGGACCCGCTTGGCAGCGTCGGTAAGATTTCCAGGCAATCCCCCAGATACAGCGTGGCGTTGCCAATGGTGACGGGGTTGCTCACGCCGCCTCCTCCCACCCCGCGCCAAGCTGGCGGTATTCAACGTCGCGGTCATTACTGTTGGCATGGTCGATGCCAAGTTGCATGCCGTGAGTGATGCCAAGGTCCGTGTAGACTATGGTGGCCGCCGCGAACTCGGCCCAGGTTAGGCCAGCATGAATCCCAAGAGCGCGTTCCTTTGGGTCACCGTCCCGCAGCACCCCGTCCTGGGTGTAGAGAAGGTGGCTGGCAAAAGGTGCCTCGCCGCGAAGCAGGCAGCCCCGCAGACAGGCGCGGGCGTACCGGGTGTTGCGGTCGACGTCGCCGGCATAGGGCGATTCCACGATTACCCGGCGCATGGCAGTTCCCCCTCCAATCTCACAGCCCGTAGACCAGCTCGGGCTGCCCGATCAGCCGCTTTTCCCTATTGGCATAGGAGAGCAGCTCCTCGGCGTTTAGCGCCCGGTCGCGGCGCCCCTCCACCAGCCAACGGAGCGGCCTGTTGCTGTTCGGGTCCTTCCGCAGGTGAACATCGCGCGACTGTAGGAACCGCATCACGCCCTCGATGTTCGTCTCCTCCGGTACGCCCGGCTGCGCCGCCGGCGGCAGGTCGGAGGTGTCGGGCATGGGCGGACGGGAGGCGGGCGTGGCCTTCGCAACCGTAGCGGCTGCTTCGGCGGAGTTGGCCTTGCGCCCGCGGCCCCAGTTGCCCAGCGGTCTGCGCCGCCCGAGGCCCAGCTCCCTCGCGCGCTGGTAGGCCGACTGTTTGGTGAGATTGAACTTCGCCGCGATGTCGGAGATGTTGGCGTCCGCCGCCCACATCTGTTTGAACTCCGCCACCTTCTCCGGGGTCCATGTTTTTTGCTGGCCGCTCTTTTGCCGTGGGTCCGGCGGCGCCAGCATCAGTGGCGCCACCGTGCCCTTGACCACGAAGTCCTCCATGGCGAGGGCCTGGGCCAGCGCCTTGTCCGGCGGCGCGCCGGCCTTCAAACACACCCGCAGGAACCTCTCGCGGCGCTCGATCGCCTCCGTCACGCGGACCTCCCTTCCTTGTCCGCCACGGCCTTGATCGCTGCCCGCATGTTTACGAGATATGCTTCCGATGGGTTCTTATCGGTTTCCTGCCCGGGCCGGTAGGTTGACCAAATGGCGTCTCGAATTGGCTTTGGAACCATGAACCAGTGGCGTCGGCACATCAGCATTTTCGGCGGGACTTGAATGGCACAGTCCGCCGCGTGACATAGATGCTCCATCACGCCGCCCTCCCGCATTCCATCCGCTCGAGCGCCAGCATCAGCAGGGCCAGGGCGTCGGCTTCGTCGTAGGTGGCTACGGCGTTGCTCGGGCAGCGAAGCCGCATGCCGTCCCTAACGGCGCGCTTGTCTGCCCGGCCACTGCCGGTTGCAAATTTCTTGATCGCGCCAGGCGACGTGCCGCTGTAAGGGATTTCGTGGTGCTCACACCACGCGAGCAGGGTGCCCTCGAACCCGTACTTCGTTCGCGCATTTTCGACGGTGGAGATGAATTCGACGCGCTCATAGAACACCGCGTCGATGCCGCCGAGGCCGTTCTTGACATTGGTCAGCCAGGCGCGGAATCGCAGGAAGCGGTGCCCCCCGTGGCCGACGTTGTTGAAGGTGGCGGCTCCCGACTGGATAAGCCCGTCCTTGTTACGACAGGCCCATCCAGCCTTGGTGCCCAGGTCGAGCGCGAGTACGACGCCGGCCATCGCTGGTTCCTACGCCGAGCCTACGGGGCTCCGCGCGGCCGCCGCAGCCTCGGCGCCCTCGTCGACGTGCTCGGTCGCAGCACCAGCCGCCCGTTCGGCAGCATCAAGCCAATTCAACTGTTCGCCGACGCCCAGCGCCTCGAACGTCTCGCGCACGGTGTCGAGCAACTGGTCGCGGTCAGCGCCTTCCAGCTGGTATAGCCGGAGCGCGACGTTGAAGTCGCCGATCTTCAGGCCCAGCGCGCCCTTGATCTTCACCGTCTTGATGGTGCGGATCTGCTCGCCGATGGCCCTGCGCTGCGCCGCGAGGCTGGTGATCTCGGAACAGGCGTCGCGGATGATCTTCTTGCGCGGGGCCGAATTGTGGCCCTTCCCCGGGCCGTTGCCGGCGTTGCCGCCTCCGCTGTTGCTGCGGCGGGCTGGTGATTTTCTGGATTTCGTCATGGTGTCCTCCTGGACTGTTCAGCGGGTGACGATCACCCGACAGGATGTTCCCCGAGCTCCACCGCCTTGACCGCCGGGCCGTGGAACTCGAATTCGGTGTCGCCGACCGGGATGCGGATCGACTTGTGGTAGTGGCCGGTGACGCTGGTGTGGGTGGTTTCTTTGAAGGCGCGCATGGCGGCCTCACGGGCCTTGTACGCCGTGTGGTCAAGGTTGACGTAGAAGTCCATTTGGTTACTCCACGGGCTCGTAGGTGGCGTCGAATATGTCAGGCTTGACCGGGTAAATTTCGTTGGCTACGCCCTTGATGATCCAGTCGTTTTCATTGGCGTGCATCACGCCTTCGAGCGTTGGAATGTTCAGGGCGATCTTCTTGCCGTCCTGACTGCCTTCCGGCTTCCCATGAATGAGTTTGCCAACCCCGGCGTGGTCACACATTTCGTTCCATGTGTCCCAGCGCAGTTGGACAGCCTCGATAACGACCGGCTTTTTTCGGAATTTCGGCATATGAAAGCCCTCCAAACGGCACGTTCACAGGTGGCGCCGCGCCCAGCAGATTGCGTCTGACGCCGTGTAATCTTCCCTGAGAACGGCCCTTGGAGGGCCTTGTTATTGGTTGGGCTTATGCCCTTTATGGTTTAACGAATACGGTTTTCAGTCTGGAAATTTGCGCGGCGACCATAGTTCCATCAGCGTTGCCGTTTCGTGGGCTTCGGCTATTTTTTCCGGGGGACACCCCGTTATGCTGGCGAAGGTCGCCCATAGGCGCACCAGCACCGTGGCCCAAATGTCCTGGGCACGAAGGACGAAAAACGGTTCTCCGTGCTCCAGCTTATCCAGGCATGTATCATGCCAACTTCCGTCGTCTTTCCTGTGTCCCATCACTCCAACTCCCTTGGTCGTCTATGCGGCTGCGGGCCGCGGCTTCCTTACCCGAAAGACAGATTGCTTTCGTCGTCGATGGAATAGGCGGAGTCGTAATCCTCCCTCTCCATCATGAAAAGGACGGGGGTTCCTGTAAGCGCGACTCCGTGCTGGATTGATAAATCTGTCAGCATCGTGAGAAACTCATTGGCCCTATCCATGTCCTTTGAGCGTTCCATGATTGCCTCCTTAGTTAAAAGACTGCGGGCCGGGCGCTACTCCGGCTAATGGGACTTGCTAGCAGCCCGCGTGTCTGCGCTGCGTATTTCCACGCCGCCGCAGCCGCTCCCCTCGCGGGGAATAACCGGACATGAGGGGGGTGCTCGCTACGATCCCCCGTTGTGCGCGCCCGTCAAAAGACGGGGCTACGGCCGCGAGACTCACCGTGTCACTCATGTCCGCCCCCTTGCGGGGAAAAAGCGGGATGCGGCCCTTCCACGCGGCGACCGCATCCCACGCCCGCCGGCCGTATCCCTGAGTGTTCGACCGGCAAGCGAAACTGTTGAGCGCGGAACCGTGCGGGGAGGCCGGTCCTGGGGGTCTAGCCTTTGACACGATCCCGCGCCCGTGCCCGCCTCGGATTGCCCAAACGGGGCGGGCACACCCCTCCTGGTTTTCAAGGGTGCGGCGGCCATTCGACCGATGTTGCCCCGGTCCGCAGAACGACGGGTTTAGTTTGGTAGGCGCCCCCGACAGCCATACAGCCCCGACGTTGCCAGCCAACACAACTTCGCTCCGCGTGCGTCCACGCCTCAATGCGACCGCACCCACGCCAAGGCCCCGGAAGGCCCTCGCGTGGTGGCGGTCTGTTGCATTTTTTGGGCGAAAAGTGCAATTCATCGGATCTAATTGCATTAAAGTGAAACTATCTGGTACGGAGCCGCCCGGGGCGTGGCAGGGACGGCGGGACTCGAACCCACAACCCCCTGAGTCAAATTCAGGTGCTCTATCCAGTTGAGCCACGTCCCCGTGGGAACAAACGTGGGGCAAACTGCCCGCACTTTGCCCGCAAAAGGTCGATTGTTTTCCGCGCCTGCTCGACATTGACGTGGGCGTAAAGCTCGACCGAACGGATATCCCCCCAGTGTCCCGCCACCATGATGGACTTGAGGTCCGCTCCCCGCTCAAGCAGCGCCGTCGCAAACCCCCGGCGGGACATGTGGGGCGTATATTCCAAGCCCAGGTTTTTAAGAACCGGCCGGAGCACGCGATAGAAATTGTGTCTATCTTGGCCCCAAGGGAACATGAAGCCGTCTGCGCGCTCCGGGAGTGTCTGCCATAGCCTGCATACCTCCGGGTCAAGGGGCGTCCATTTCCATGTCCGGCTCTTGGATACCCACCGCTGGACCCGCGCGTTCGCCGGATCGAACTTCTCACGGCGCACCATGAGGGTTTCCGTAATCCGCCACCCCTGATAGGCCAGGGTGACCAGAATGACCCTGAGCGGCCCGGTAGCGGCCTGTATGACGGGTTCCAGTTCATCGGGGGAAACTAGCTTCCGTTCCGGCTCGGTGACGGGGAGCTTTTGGGCGCGCATGTAGTCGCAGAGTTTTTGTCGGTGGGCGTAGTGGAGGATGGCGGCGGCGGGTTCGATGGCGGCGCGGTTTTTGGTCTGCGGGAGACAGGCGGGATAGAGCGCGTGAGCGGCGTCAATGAGATCGGCGGGGCGGAATGTGGCCAGCGCCCTAATATCTCCAAAATGTTGTCGAAGTCTGTCAACTCGCCTTTTTTCCCCACGGCTCAAATCCCTCGCGGCTTCGTAAAGTCGAACCGCGTCCGCGAAAGTTGCTGTCTCTCGGCTTCCAGAGACACTATCTTTCTGGACCCCGCGCGCGAACTCATACCAAGCCTCTGCCGCACCCTTTCGGCTATTTGCAGTCGTGCGGAGTTCGTGTTCGTGGCCATTGATACGGCCTCGCGCAATGAAGAAACGATTTCCTCGCCGACTGTTGGGGGGGTAATAGCTTGGCATTGCACGGCCTCCCTGATACGGGCGACCTGAGCGGCGCTGAACAGATACCGCTTGCGCCCTGGCGGGCGACTGTAGCCAAGATCGGCGGCAACGTCACGCACAGTCCTTTCCGATACCTGAACGTCCACCGCTATGTCTTTTATTGTCAACAACCGCGACATATTGTGCCTGTGTATAACTAAACGGCGCTTTATCTTGCGCCGAATTAATAACGCGGTATCGTTCTCTGTTCCCAGGGTTGCAGCCCCGGGCTAGGCAGCCTCTTTTCCGTCCGTGTTTTCGTGGAAATAGGTCTGGAACCGCTCGTAGATTTTGGTCGTGCAGTCGCCGCCCCCTTTTATGCGGTCAAAAAACTTACCGTCATTCACGACTATGGTTGCGAGCCGCGCCAACGAAATAGGCTTCTCGTCGCAATAAGCTTGCGCATCCTGAAGCAGTTTTTCCTTCAACGTCATCGGAAACCTCTTTCGTGGCGACGGGGATGTTGCGGTATTTTCCCCGCGTTGTCAACGGGAGTTTTCCCGCGTTCCCATTTTTGGGAATACGCGGGACAATCACCGCATGGCGCTTGAAGACGATACGTTTGAATTTATTGTCGGCCGCATCTTCGAGCGGATGGACGAGGTTGGCCTTACCCCCATCGGCCTTTCGACGGCGGCGGGCATGGAACGCAATTACATCCGCGGCCCTCAGCGGGGCTTGAAGAACCTTGCTAAAAGGGGGCTGCCAAAACACGCGAGCCTGCAGAAACTCTCCGGCCCGCTTAGATGCTCCATCGAATACCTGATCGGCAACACCGATGATCCGAGTTTCGACGTTGGGGGGACAGTTGCGGTCTCGAGGCCGCGAACCACCGCTGATGTTGGGCCTGCGGACGAATCCAGCGAAACCGTCGCAAACCTCGTCGACCGCCTGGCAGCCCTAGATGTCCGTTCCATCCGAGCAATCCGCGAGTTTCTCATTGGGGAAAAGCCCCTTCAGGGAAGGGCTAAGAAGGAACTGCTCGCGCTCGATAAAGAAGCGGCAGACGCCAGGGCGGCATTGCGCCAGCGGGTTGAGCGAGTCGAATAACCAAACCAACTAGGGAGGACACAATGGGATTTCCAAAACAGGGGACAAAGCCCTACAACAAGGACCGCGTCGGAAATATTAAGGTCGGACAGAAAGGGTGCTACGGGCTTTATCGCAGAGACACCTGGATATATGTCGGGAAGGGCGATATCAGAGACCGGCTGCTGGCTCACCTGAACGGCGACAACCCTTGCATCACCAAAGAAAACCCGACCCATTATGTCGATGTGGTCACGGCCGATATGGACGCCCGGGAAACGGCCCTGATCCAAGAGTTGGACCCGATCTGCAATAAGACGACCTGAGCCCTTGAACAACGGGCTCCTTCATCCCTGGGTCAGGGTTAGTGCAGTAGGCCATCCCCGCGCCCTCTAGCCGTCCGCTGACCCGCCCGAAATAATAATCCCGCCCGTCAATCGTTAGACGGGTGTCCAGCGCATACACCCTGATCTCGATTTGTTGGCCCGTAACGGGGTCGTCAATCACGGTATCCCTGATGAACCCCGGGACGCCGGCCCGACCCGCTAGATGCCCGAGCACCAACCTGATCCGATCCAGGCAAATATCGTAGAACGTCGCGCCTTCCACCGTCGAGTGCGCGGTGGGGCGGCGGGGAAGCTCGACTACATTGGCGCCGGGGTCCATGTCTCCACCCTACCCCCTCCCTGAAACCCGTTCAAGAACAAATGCGGTAATTTTCCCGCATTTTTCCTTGACGCGGTAAATTCCCCGCATTATGCTATTCCCCATCGCCCGCCGCCCTGGCGGGGACAAGAGGGGACGCAGCATGACCACCGCCCTTTCAACAACGAAATTCGATTACGCCGGCTTCACCGATGCCGAAGCCGCGAGTCTGAGAGACGCAGCGGCGAAGATCAGGGCGGCGGGCCAGAAAGCCGTTGAGGGTTATTTCGAGATCGGACGCCAGCTTATTCTGGCACGCAAACAATTTGACCAGTATGGGCGGCGCCAGGACGGCGGCGAAAATGGTGAATGGGTAAAATGGATCGAGAAAGAAATCGGGTTTTCCCTTGGTGCCGCAAATCGAATTAAAGCGATGACGAAAAAGTTTGGTCGCGCGACGTCGCACGACCAGTTGCCCCCCATTGGTGTTCTTTTTGAAATTACACCAGACGATACCCCCAACGCCGTTGTTCAGCATGTGCTCGAGCATCCTGAAACAACCATGCGCGAGGCCCGGCAACTCGGCAAGGACATCAAGGCCCAAGAAGCCACGGCCGAAATTCAGGAGCGTCCGCTTTCCACAGTCTCAGAAGCCCGCGTAGAGGCCCGCGAAACCCACCATCCAGTTTTGGCCCGCGACGGCAAAATCTATTTCGGCGCGACGAAGGAAGAAGGCGAGCGCGCCGCCGAACGCCGGAAGCTGATCTATTCCGTCCGCGAGGCGATTGAACTTTTGGCGGACTTGGAAGTTACACCAGCCGAATGGGTGGAAGAAGCCCGCCCGTGGCAATTCCACGATTTCAACACCGAAGATGAGATTACGACGGCCCGCAATTGGCTGGATACCCTCGTTTTCGTATGGGAGCACCGCAATGGTTAGCCTTCCCCTTCAACAGACCATTGACCGCGTGATGGGCATTTACGGGATGCGCGGCCCGGCAACAAGGGCCGACATCGTTGAGCAAATCCTCAACGAAGCGCCGCTCGAATACTTCTCCCTCACGGACAACCGTGAAGGACACCGGCTTTTAATGCTGAAAGAAGTCAAGACGCGCATGAACAGTCTGTTGCCGAAGGATGTTAATGACCGACTGAAAATCCATATCCCCGAGGGCCTTGCCGCCGATATCGACGCCCTAACGTCATGGATTTGTATTTCGGAACGCGGCGGGGTCGGAGCACTCCACGTAATGACGATGAAAGCCACCCGTGCCAACTGGCAGGCCAACGGGGGCTTGAAGGATTTTGTTATTGAACTCACTCAGGCCAGCCGGCGGCTGTCCGCCGACATAGACAACATGCTGGCCCATACGGGAGCAAAATGTCTGGGCGACCTGATGGTGGAGAAGGCAGCCTGACCGATGCCTGACACCCCCGCCACTTCCCTCTCCGACGCGATCAGGCGCGCCAATGTGGGCGCAACAAAACTTATAACCTCCGCTGACCCAGCATTCCCAACGGACGCCGCGCTCGCCGACGCCCTGGCCGAGGCCAACCTTCACCACCACAGGGGCGACGAATACCGCCGTACCGCGGGAACCAGTCACCGCCCCGACTACTGGCTCAACCGCGCTTCCATAGCCTACGCCTTGGCGTCGGTAATCACCCTCGGGATGAAGGACGAAGGCCATGGGTGACATGACGGACAAGGTGGCGGTGGCGGTTTTGGCGAAAGTGCCGCTTGGCTATGGGATGACTGATTTGGAGGCGACGGCTTACGCCCGCGCCGCCCTCTCAACCTGCCACCACGATGAACTGGTGGAGGCGCTGAAATTCTATGCGGCGGAAGGCTCATGGCAATATGACACAGCCCCGGACCCAGGGTTTTCTGCAATTCCAGGATCGGCACCCGCCGATTGCGACCATGGCGAAACTGCCCGCGCCGCACTAGCCAAGGTGGAGGCCAGTGATGGCTGACGCCTCGACCTTTCCGCCACGCAGACACGCGCTGGACCCGGGAATCGTCCGCGCAAACAAGGCCCGCCACGCTGCCATAGATGCGCGATGGGATGGACGGCTGGCCGACGCCCGGTATTGGGATGGCGTGGCCGGCAAGATCGTCGCCGCCATGAAGCGGGGCGACAAACCGCCTCTTTTTGATCTCACTTCACCGTACCGAGGGGAGGGCCATGAAGCACGAAATCAAAGTCATCAAGCATCTTCTCAAGCTGGCTCTTGATCTGCACTTAACGGAGTGGGGCCCGGTCGCCGGAGAGTTTGAAAGCGCCTTTGATGCCTTGGAGAGCCGCTTTGAGCGATTGGAGCGCAGCGTGGCCAAGCTGGAAGCCGAGCGCCGGGAAGCGGAGGGGAGAGCGGCGTGAAGATCGGCGACATTTTTGAGGTTCCTTATCCCTTCGTGCGGGAAACCGTCAACTTGCATGGAGAGGAAGTCGAGTCGTGGCGTCCTGGCGTTGGGTTTGAGATGGTGTCGCACGACGACGGCGCAGCCTTCGCCGAAGGGATGGGAAAACAAATCGTCGAAATCGTCAGCATCCACAAGCCCGGACGGTATCCAGAACGCACATTTTACACGCGAAAGTGGGAAACGCCAAGCGGCAAAGTGTTCGGGAAACCTGCGCTGCGCATATTAACGAGCCACGCATTCCTCCGCCTGATCGCTGGGTATCGGCACGGATTTTATTTAAATACGGAAACGGAAACAGACCGATGGATCGCAGCAGCGGAGTAGAGCCATGATCCCCTCTCCTTTGAAAGCCGCGAACCTGAAGATCGCCACCCTGACCATCCTTCTCCAAGAGGCCAGGAACGCCCTGAACGCGATGTTCCTGTTGCTGGAGAAGTCGGACAAGGCGGACGAAGCGTTCAAGAAATTCGGCCCCCTTGGAAAAGAGATAAACAAGTACGCGCCCGACAAGGCGGCTTTCCCAGCCAAGGAGCGACGGGCATGACCATGATTAAATCCCTGCGCGCCCTGTTCGGCTTGACCTACCGCCACCCCAACAAAACGGCTCACCTTCCCCCGTGGTCGGACCTGGGCCGCAAGCTGGTCGCCGTCCACATGGCTGACGAACTCGATACGCCGCGGAAATGGTGGGCGGCGCTGAGTGGAGGCGCGGGGTGATGTCTGTTCTTAAAACATGTGCGCAATGCGGAAAACATTACAGCATTGTTTTGTCCAAATTGGATACTTCAAAATATTGCTCCCGCAAATGCCTCGGGAAAGCCAACGCTGAGAGATCAAGAATCGTCAGTCTCGATTCTTTTTGGAACATCATTGATCGCGGCCCGTCGTGTTGGGAATGGCCTTTCGGGAAAGACCGTGATGGCTACGGCAAAATGCGTGTAAACGGCGAGAACAAACGGGTGCATCGCATTGCCTATGAATTAGCGATTGGGCCGATCCCCAAGAACATGATGGTTTGCCACCATTGCGACAATCCGTCCTGTGTGCGGCCAGACCATCTATTTCTCGGCACTCCGAAGGACAACGCGCACGACATGGCCCTTAAGGGGCGGGCAATTCAAGGCGAGCAACACCATAGCGCCCGGATCTCAAGAGAGGATGTCATAAAGATCAGGCTAGACACCCGGCCAGCACGGACGATTGGCTCAGACTATGGAATCTCCAAAACAGCCGTCGAGCGGATACGCAAGAGGGTGACATGGAAGCACGTTTAAAAAAGCCCATCGACATCAATACCCCGCAAGAGGGTTGGTATAGGCGGAAATTGATAAGAAATGGCCCGTGGGTAGCTGGGTGCATCTGGTGGGAATACGGCGAGATCGACCAGGAGAGCGGCCACAAGATGGAAGACGACGTGCTGCGCTGCCTCGTCAACGGCCTGCCCCGCAACCCCTATACCGAATGGCTCTATCTGGCGAAGGAGCCGATCACCGAGGCCGAATACAATTTCATGGTGGACGACGCGGCCCACGCCCGGGCGCACCGACCGGACGATCCGAAGGCCACACCAGGCAAGCCCATCGACGTGAGCAAGATGCCTTCCATCTTTTAGGAGAAAGACGATGCAACTTGAGTCAATCAGCATTAGAGCCGCGCACAAATGGGAAAAGTTCACAGGGTATACGGGCGAGATCACCTTTAACGGTCCGCTCGGCAAAGTTCAGATTCAGACGGGCGACGACCTGTCGCGCCGCATTCTGAAAGAGTGCGCCGAAGAACTCATCGCCGCAGCCCAGCAGGTCGCGGGTGAACTGACGGTCAGTATTATCGATCACGTTGGCGTGCCGGCCATTGAAGATAGTGCCGGCAAGGGAGAGTGACATGCAAGACGTAGCGATAGCGGAAGCAGACGACCAGCGTGGCGTAGGCGATAACCTACCGCCCGCCGACGCCGACCCTTTGCGCGACAGGCTCTACGAGGACCACGCCGATCTCATCAAGCGGCGCGATGAACTGCTCGCCGGCATGGGGAAAACCCCCGACGTCATCGAGGATGGTGACGAACAAACCGCCGGCGAAATGGCGGACTTCATCCAGCGCCAGGTCAACGACTTCATCAAGTCAGCGAAGGCCGTACACGTAGACGAGAAAGCACCGTTTCTCGCCGCTGGTCGCACCTGTGACAACTTCAAAAACATGCTGATCGATGAAATCGAAAAAGGCAAAGCCAAGGTCAACGCCGTGCGCAAGGCGTTCGCCGACCGGAAGGCAGCTGCGGAGAGGATACGGCGTGAAGAGGAAGAGCGGGTGGCCCGCGAGAAGGCCCGGGAGGCCCAACGTCTCGCCGATGAAGAGGCCGCCAAGCGGCGTGCCGAGGCCGCCGAAGCGCAACGGATTGCCGACGAGGCCGCCGATGCCGAGCGCAAGAAGGCGGCTGAGGCGCAGCGCGCGGCCGATGAAGCCGCCAAGAAGCTGGCCGACGAGGAAGATTACCAAGCGGCCCTGGCCGCCCAGAAGGACGCTGACCGCATAGCGGCCGAGAGCGCAGCGAGGGCGAAGCTGGCCCAGAAGGAAGCCGACCGCGTTGCCAAGGCGAATACCGCGGCGGGCAAACTGGCCCAGAAGGAAGCCGACCGGGTCGAGCGCATCGCCACGAAGGCCGGCCGGGGCGCCGACGCGAAGCCGGCCGAACTGGGCAAGTCCCGTGGTGAATATGGCGGGCAGACCTCTCTCAAGGAATTCTGGGATTTCGCCGATCTGGACCGCGACATGCTCGACCTCGATGCTCTCCGCGATCATCTGCCGCACGACGCGCTGGAGAAGGCTGTCCGGTCCTGGATCAAGGCAAACGGCGATGCGCTCCGTCAGGGCGCGACATTGAGCGGGGTGCGGATTTTCGAGGACACCCGGCTATAGGGGAACGGCCATGGACGAAAGCGAAATTAGCGAACGTCTGTACGCCTTCATCAAGGAGGGTGCCCACGCTCGCATTAACGGAACGTCGTGCCCTTACGCCGCTCGCACCGTCGCAAGCATGTTGCATTCGGTCGGCTGGGTTAGGGAGGATTTGCGGCAAGCCTTGATAAAGGCCAAGCCAGCATACGGCGAAGAACAGCGCCGCTTCGAAGCCGCAGGCATGTTCAAGTAGGAGGACATCATGAAGGGACTGACGCTGAGAAAGCCCGAACAGGACGGCGCGGGTTCGGCAATCACGCCCATGCAGATGCTCCAGATCGCCGTCGAGAAAGGCGCCGATCTGGACAAACTCGAAAAGCTGATCGGGCTGCAGGAGCGATGGGAGGCTGCCCAGGCGAAGAAGGCGTTTGACACGGCGATGGCCGCGTTCAAGAAAAACCCGCCGACCCTGGTGAAGGACACCCACGTAAAATTCCCCCTGAAGGGGGGCGGTGAGACTGACTTCCACCACGAATCCCTTGACCAAGTGAGCGCCGTTATCGGTGTCGCGCTGGCCGAGCATGGGCTTCATCATAGTTGGGAAACGGCCCAGGAGCATGGCGGGCTAATCACCGTCACCTGCGTCCTTGGGCATGAGCTCGGCCACTCGAAACGGGTGTCCCTATCGGCCATGCCCGACACGTCGGGCGGAAAGAACGCCGTGCAGGGCGTCGGTTCAACCGTGTCGTACCTGGAGCGTTACACGCTCAAAGCGGCGGTGGGTTTGGCGGCAGCCGGCCAAGACGATGCGGACGACGCGCCCCCGGGCAAGCCCGTTCCCTTGGAGCGCCCCACCCGCGAGCAGTACAAGGGCACCCCGCCCCAGGGAACCGACCTGGGCGAGCCGTTCGCGCTTCTTGACGAGTACGGGGAAGCGCTTGGCCAGTACGACGACGCCAACGCCTACCTGGACGCCGCCAGCAAATATCTCGGGAAGACCCTGTCCAGCGCCGCCGGCGCCGCCGCGCAGTTCCATGAGCACAATCAGCCCACCTTGGACCGCGTTGCCCAGGCAATCGGCAGCGGCCGGGACAATACGAAGGTTGGGAGTTTTTACAGGTTGCTCAACGGAAAGAAAGGCTGATGGTGGGCCCCGCCACCATCTACCCGCTTTGTTCGGTTGATGGATGCATGAAGGGGGCCCATGCGCGCGGGTGGTGTGGGGCGCATTACTACCGCTGGCGTATGCACGACGATCCGCTTGGAGGACGAATACCGAACGGTGAAGCTGTCCAGTTCCTCGACTCCTTCACACCAAACGCGACGGACGAATGCATTTTGTGGCCTTTGGGAAAACACGGGAACGGCTACGGCCGGAGGATTTCTGGCCGCGGTTATCCACACCAGATTATATGCCGACGGTATCACGGTGCACCGCCATCCGCATCGCATGAGGTCGCTCATAGTTGCGGGGATGGATTGTGCATCAATCCACGACATTTGCGGTGGGCGTTTCATAAGGAAAATGAAGCGGACAAAATTCTCCATGGCACGACGTTAGACGGTGCGCGGTGTGGCGCCGCGAAGCTGACCGAACAAGAGGTAATGGAGATTCGATCGCTTGCTGGGCAGCTGCCGACAAAGGAACTAGCGGATCGATTCCGCATCAGCCACGGCACCATCAATGCCGTCAAAGCCCGTAGAACCTGGAAAAATTTACCATGACCACGATCTATCCAGCCTCTTTTCAATGGAAAGACGGCATCATGGTGCCGCTAAATCCACGACTGGCGCACCGTCAGTATGTTGAGGGGGAAACGTACAGGCTGGAGCCACGGGAAGATCGCTCGCAAGCAAGTCATAATTTTTACTTCGCCTCTATTCAAGAGGTTTGGGAGAACCTTCCCGAGCACTTTGCGGAGCGTTTCGGCACTCCAGATCATTTGCGGCGCTGGGCGCTGATCAAGGCCGGCTACTGCGATACCCGCTCCATTGTCTGCGCCTCCAAGGCCGAGGCCCAACGGGTTGCTGGCTTCATCCGCCCGCTGGACGACTTTGCCGTGGTGGTCGCTTCCGAATGCGTGGTCACAATTTATACGGCGAAATCCCAATCCATCCGGGCACAAGGGAAAAAGGACTTCCAAAGGTCCAAGGACCGGGTGCTGGACATCGTTTCGGCGATGATCGGCGTCGGCGCGGACGATCTGAAAAAGAACGTGGGCCGGGCAGCGTGACCATCCCCTATGCCGGTTTTCGCATCATGGCTACGCCGCATTGGCCGCAGGTCGAGGACGGGACGCGGACGGTCCGCTTTGAGTGCCATCCGATCATTCGATGGCTGGCGCGCTGGCTGCCAATTAGGCCCTACGTCGAAGCAACGTACATAAATTACAAGGACTCCGACATGCTTTTAGATCGGGCACGCGGGGTCGTTTACTGCTCATTGGCGCAAGAGAATGTACTGCGCCGGGAGATAACATGACCATCCCCTACGCTACCGCATCGAGCGGCCTCAAGGCGCGGGAGCAGATCCAGAAAATTCTCCGCCACTTCGGCTGCGAGAGCGTCGGCTTCATGGGCGAGTTCACCACCAAGACGGTGATCCTTGCCTTCACCTGGAACGGCCGGGCGATACAACTTCGCGCCAGCGCCCAAGGGTGGGCGAACGCCTATCTCCGCGAAAACCCATGGACAGACCGCCGTTACAGCACAGAACACGAATGGGAACAGCGGGCGCTCGACCAGGGGATGATCGCCGTCAACAGCATCCTCCGCGATTGGGTCAAGGGCCAGGTCACCGCCATCGAGACCGGGATCTTGACTTTTGAACACGTGTTCATGCCGTGGATACTCGCGGCAGATGGCCGTCCGCTGATCGAACACGCGATGAAGGCGTTGCCGAAGCCCCAAGACGGGGGCGCCGCATGACCACCGAATGGGAAACGATTGAGACGATCCCGAAGCACACCGAAGATGGTGATGTCCCGTGGGACCACGTTGTCTGGCTTCATGATCCAGATAATCGGGCGCACGACCGAATTCAGATCGGGTTTTGGAACAACAACTATGACGGATACCAATCGCTGTTTGAAGGATCAGAATTGATGCGGCCGACGCACTGGCGCCATGTCGATTGGCCGGAACCCCCGCAATGACCAAAACGTACAAATTGTACGAAGTGATTAAGCGACGACGCCGCCCAAAAATGGGCCTTCGGGAGCCGTCGCAGATACGGTGTCCTGCCCATCTTCAATTTGTTCGCGGACATGAATGTTGCGTCAAGGGATTCTTCGGTCATGTGTGCAAGGGGAAGATCGAGGCCCACCATGTCCGTTTGGGCACGGACGGGGGAATAGGCTTGAAGCCGTCAGATCGGTGGGCGGTTCCGTTGTGCGTGACAGCCCATAAGATCCTACACGACGGGGGGCAAATCACGTTTGAAAACCGCTGGAACATCGACCTGAAAGAAATAGCCGAGGGCCTAGCAGGACGGTCACCGGCCCTGAGAAAGCAGGCGAGGACTTTGGCCAGATGACCCCCTACCACGAACAGATCACCCACTCTGGCGGGTCCGTTTCTGTCAAGGTCTTCCCCGGCGGCCCATGGAAGGTGCTGCGCGGCGCCGCCAATGGCGGGACGAACCATGACGACTGCCAAGCCTGCAAGTTCGTGGACGACCAGAACAGATTTATTGGGATTTTCACCGGGAGTCGGTGGCGAAGGTGAGGCGGGAAGGAAGGCCATGACCGGCATCATCAACAGCGCGGGCCAGCCCACCCCAATCAAGGTCGGCGGCTGCCCTTCCTGCGGCATGGGGATCCAGCGCGCGGGCTTCGCCGACGAGCATTGCGGCTGGTGCCCGTGGCCCGATGCGGAAGCCTTTGCCGTGCGCATGGGGGCCCTCTTGAAATGGGCAAAGCCGCGGATCCGGGTGCGGGCCGTTACGTGTGAATTTTAGGGGATATTGGGGAAGGGGAGAAGCGGCGTGAACTTCGATTTGAAAACACCGTGTAAAGAATGTCCCTTTCGCACCGACATTGAACCATTTCTGCGCCCGGGTCGTGTAAGGGAAATTCTCGACGGCATCACAAACGGCGATCAGACATTCACTTGCCATAAGACGGCCAAATTTGATGATGATGGTGAGAGGGCGCTTTACGGCTCGCCACAAGATCAACATTGCGCTGGGGCGTTGATCCTTCTGGAAAAGATCGAGCAGCCAAATCAGTTGATGCGGATTTACGAGCGCCTCCGGGGGTACGACAGGACGGCGCTGGACATGAATGCCCCAGTATTTGATACACCAGAAGATATGATCGAAAGGGCCGCCTCATGACTGACACCCCGGACATAGAGGCGCTGGTTGCCAGACTGCGGTACGACGCCTTACTGCCTGCAACGCCCACGCTACTGTTTGGCTCTCTTAGCGAAGCCGCCGACGCCCTCGAACGCCAGCAGGCCGTGGTGGAAGCGGCGCGGAAGAAAGAGCGCGAACGGTGTTGGATCATAGCACACGACAGGTCTATTGCCTGCCAAGCCGCCGTGAAAAGGTACGAAAAAAAGTATCCCGATGACCCCTACTGGGCGCGCTCAGAAAGATGCGCTCAAAGTGAAGCGGATTACATCGCCCGCGAGATACGTGCCCTTGACGCCCCGCCGGAAGGGGAAGGGTGATGACGTTTGAGAGCGACCGCGCCATGGTAGTTGCCGAAGCGCGAAAACACATTGACGATGAATTAAACCGCGAAATCGAAGCCCTCCGCGCCGACCTCGAGGCGCTGGCGGTGGCTGCACAGGGCGTTGCTGAAATGTGCGAAGCAATTGGATGGCGGTGCCACGGGTACAGGTTAGCGGGCTTGCAAGAAGCCCTCGCCCGCCCCGGTGTGGAGGGGGTGAAGGATGGTTGATGAATCAATTGAGCGCGGAGTAGACGCCATCAAATGTAGTTGCGGTGGCGAGCTTAACTGCGGTCGTTCTTGGGCCTGCTGTGTAGCGGCATTCATCTGCGGCGTCTGCAGTAAACGCCACGTTCGGCATCGCCACGCGCCTGAAATGGAATAAGCCCCGCAATCAAGCCACTTCCCGCGCCGCCGCCACTTCCGGCACTTAAAATTGGCCCATGAATTCCAGTATCGCTACCCACACCCCAACGATAGACAGAGCGCACAGCAGGAGAACTACTACGTGCTTCATGGGAGCGGTGCCATTTACTTCACGATGTCCCGGCTACTCTGGTCGCACAGGTCGTTGTAGGCGCCGGACTTGTTGCCCCCGTATTTCCGCTTTACCGAGCCTATTGACGCGCCGTAGCAGAGAACCCATTCGGCGTCAGTCAGGGCTTGATCCATGACCTTGGCACCACCCTCGCTGAAGGCGGTCCTCGCAGCATCCAGCGAGCCACAGGCACCAAGAAACAGCGCGGCGACAATAACGATAATCTTGCTCATGGTTTTCTATCCTTCCATAGCAGCACGGTCGCTGCGATGAGGGCGGCCAGGGCAATCAGGCCCACTGCCGCCATGACGCTGTAGAAGGCGAGGGCGCTCATTGCTTCCCGTTCAGCTTTTCATAGGATTAGAATGCCGGTGGGCGAAACTGTATGCACGTCCCTCCACATGCAGTCTCTCCAAGAAAGTAAGGGCTTTGTCCTGTCCAGTGTCCAAGTCATC